AGCCAACAATAATGGAACTATAATTTTAAACAAAGATTTAGATCCAAAGAAAAAAGAAAGTGTCATAGCGCACGAAAAAATACATATTGATCAAATGAAACGTGGTGATTTAGATTACGATAATCAAAACGTTTATTGGAAAGGTAAAAAATATTCACGAAAACAAATGCAAGAAGGGGCTAAAAATTTACCCTGGGAAGCAGAAGCATATAAAAACGCATAAAATTATGGCATTTAAATTATCATCACCCTTGGCTATGAGTATAGGCAAACCCTCAAACATGGTTGAATCTAATAAACCTAAACCTACTGTAAAAAAAGAAACCCCTAAAGATAAAATTAAAGCCGGTAGAGCATTAAAAAAAGAAGGTCGTAAGGAAAAAAGAAGCGAGCGTAAAGACGCTAGATTAGAAAGAAGAATTGTTCGCGCAACAAAAAAAGGTAAGGCCGCTTTAGAAAGTGGAAAAGTAGGTAAAGGCTCTAAGTCTTTAGAAATGAGAAGAAAAGTTGATAGACTTAAAGCTAAAAAAACAAAAGCTGTTGTAAAAGTAAAAGCTGATAAAAAAACTGAACCAGTTAAAAAAACTAAAAAGGCTGGTACAACAGGAGACCCAGTAATGGATGAATACAACTCAAGAAAAGCAAAAGAAAATAAAAAAGATAAAACTAAAGAAAAAGATAAAACTAAAAGCAACGCAGGCGGTTCTGCTTTGAAGAAAAAGGGTGATCCAAACCCTACTCCAAAACCTAAAGCTAAAATGCGAACGGATGCTGAAATAAAAAAAGCATATCCAGGTGCCGTTAAGGTTAAAGGAAAAATAAATACCTATAAATACAAAGGAGCTACGCTAAATCCAGCTAGATTTCCAGTTGAAAAAAAAGGTAAAACAGTTAAAGAAGCTATAAAGCTTAAAGATAAAAAATAGTGAAAAAAATATTAGAATTTTTTAGTACAAAAGTCTTCAAACAAGTTGGTGATGTGGTTGACAGCCTATTCACCAGCGAAGAAGAACGGCTAGATGCTAGGAATAAGATATTTAAAGTATTACAAGATGCTCAGTTAGAACTGCAAAGAATGCAAACTGAGATTATAGTAGCTGAAGCTAAAGGTAATTGGTTACAAAGAAGCTGGAGACCAATACTAATGCTTTCGTTTGGTTTCATAATAATATATACAAAATTCATATCACAGTTATCTACACATTTAATAACACCTGTTTTAGAACCTGAATTCTGGCAATTGTTAGAAATAGGTATTGGTGGTTATGTTATAGGTAGAAGTGGAGAAAAAATTGTGGACAAACTAGGGCCGCTATTCAATAAAAATAAATAAATAAAAAAATGGGAATATACAGAGTAACAAACGGAGCGGTAGGTAAAGCTTTAGCTATAGCTGGCGGTACTGCCACTATTTCAGCTCCATCTGCGTGGCTTTTTGAAAATCAATCTGGAACATTAGGTACTAATTTAACCGGTTCTTTAATATACGCTGGAGGCGCTGGAAGTATTATAGCTATACTATCAGGCACAGTTGGCGAACAAGGAGTAGTAACCGCATTAAACTTAGCACCGGTATTTCCGTCTAATCCAAGTTACGCTGGATTTGCAGCAGGCTCTGGTTATGTACAAGCGGATGCAGTTGCTACAACAGTTGTAACTACTGTACCTAACTCACCAGCAACTATACCGGGTGGGTTATCAGTAGATATTACAGTACCACTTCCAGCAACAAATGCGTTAACCCCAGGAACAGGATACAGTATTGGAGGTTTTACAGTAGTGCAAGCAGGCGGATTGGCTGGAAGTATTTTAAGTATTGGCGCGGGAGGTGCAATAGCAACTTTTGAAATAACAGATGGAGGAGTTGGTTATAAAGTTAATGACGTGCTAACAATAGTGCAAGCCGGTGGGAGCAATGGAGCTATAACTTTAGCTTCTGCACCAAACGGAGCGGTAACAGAAATAGCAATTTCACCTGGTAAAGCAGGAACATTTTATTCTGTTGGAGATGTTGTAACCATAGATCAAAATGGAACCGGCGATGAAAGTAATTGTAAATTTGTAATAAGGTCTGTTATTGACAAGTTACCTGTAGCTGCAGATGCAATTGAGTTTCTTGGTGTTCAAGCAGGAGCAATATTACCTGTTGCAGTTGATTACGTATTAGCTACATCAACAGCTACAGGCATGATAGCGTGTAAATAGTACATATACGTGTAACTATATATTATATAATAACAATTAAATTAAATAAAATGGCGAAAGCAAAAAAGATTACAAAGAAGGAATTAGAATCTATTAAAGATGTTCAACAGAAAACAAACGCTATATTACTAGACGTAGGTTATTTAGAAGCTCAAAAAACTGGATTAATGGGCGCTCATGCTCAAGCATCTAAAGAATTGCAAGTTATCAAAACTGAACTAGAAGAAAAATATGGTCAGGTTAATGTGGATTTAAAAGATGGTAGCTATACTGTTATTGAGACACCAGATGTTGAAGAAGTTAAGGAAATGGAAGTTGTAAAATAATGGACGCAGTTGTAAGAAAAATCAGTATAGGTTCTGACTATAAAAATGACGCCATGCACTATGCCGTTGGGCAGCAAGTGTACGGGGGTCATATTATTTCAGCAATACTACACGATCCAACATTAAATTCTTACAGTATATTCATAAAAAAAGAAGACGAGATTATGCCATGGAAGAAGTTTAACTCTAACATGGCAATATCCGTTGAATATGATTTAGAATATTAATGAGAAGTTTATACGACTTCATCATCAAACCATTGGGTGATAGATACGAAAACGAAATAAAAGTTGGAGATAAAACTTTAGTTTTAAATACTAAAATAGAGAATTGGAAAGCTGTTAACAACTTAGCTGTTGTTGTTGAAACTCCTAAAGCTTTTAAAACAAATATAAAAAAAGGTGACACAATAATAGTACATCAAAATGTTTTTAGAGTATTCTATGACATGAAAGGTGCTAAGAAAAATAGCAGATCATATTTTCAAGATGGTCTATATTTTTGCGCTATTGATCAAGTGTATTTGTATAAGAATACAGGGGATTGGAATTCATTTGGAGACAGATGTTTTGTAATGCCTTTAAAAAATAAAGACTCTTTAAGTCTTGATAAAGAACAAAAGCTTATTGGTATACTAAAATACGGCAATAGCTCCTTAGAAGCGCTTAAAATAAGCTCAGGGGATGTTGTTGGGTTTACACCAAACAGTGAATGGGATTTTATTATAGATAATGAAAGAGTTTATTGTATGAAATCTAATGATATTGTAATTAAGTATGGACACGAAGGAAACGAAGTTGAATATAATCCAAGCTGGGCAGAAAGCAGTTGAAGAATTAATTAAAGTAGCTAAAGAAGCTATTGTTGATTCAGGTGATGATATAACTGCTGATAGATTAAAAAACGCAGCGGCTACAAAAAAACTAGCTATATTCGATGCTTTTGAAATACTTAATAGAATTGAAACAGAAGAAGCGTTATTAAATGAAAATCCTAAAGAAGTAAAAGAAGAAAAAGCTTTTAAAGGATTTGCTGAAGGGAGATCAAGATAATGTACGAACAAACTTTATACTCAATAGTTAAAGATCACGTAAAGCCTAAAGTATTAAATAGGCTTAATAGATATAAAAAATGGGAGTACGGATATAATAAAGAGCATGACCTTATAGTTATAAGTAAAACCGGTGAGATCGGTGATATATGTAACATACAAGGATTGCTTATAGGTTTACCTAAAGAAAAAGAAATAACAACGTTTACATCTAATAGATGGGAATACCAACAGTATCCAAAAGAATTAAGTAGAATTAAATCAGTATTTGATTGGGATGAACATCCGGTTGAATTTAAAGAAAAATGGTATGACTATATTGACACAGAGTTTAAAAGGCGTGAAGAAGGTTTTTGGTTCTTTAATAAAGACAAGCCTACTTATATTACTGGTACTAACTACATGTACCTGCAGTGGTCCAAGATTGATGTTGGGCAGCCAGACTTTCGTGAATCAAACAGATTATTCTATTTATTCTGGGAGGCTTGCAAGGCAGATGCAAGATGCTACGGAATGTGTTATCTTAAGAACAGACGTTCCGGGTTTTCGTTCATGGCATCAGGCGAGACTGTTAATCAAGCCACGATATCTACCGACTCGAGATTTGGCATACTTTCAAAGTCTGGGCCAGATGCAAAGAAAATGTTTACTGATAAGGTCGTACCCATATCAGTTAATTACCCCTTCTTTTTCAAACCAATACAAGACGGAATGGATCGTCCGAAAACGGAACTCGCGTACAGAGTCCCGGCGTCGAAATTTACCCGTAAGAAACTTGACTCCAACGAGAAACTACAGGAGATCACAGGTCTCGACACGACGATCGACTGGAAGAACACGGGTGACAACTCGTACGATGGGGAGAAACTCAAACTACTCGTCCACGACGAAAGCGGCAAATGGGAACGCCCGACGAACATCCTCAACAACTGGAGGGTTACGAAAACGACATTAAGATTAGGTTCTAGAATTATAGGAAAATGTATGATGGGATCAACCTCAAATGCATTAGATAAAGGTGGCGCTAACTACAAAAAACTATATTATGATTCCAACATTGAAAAAAGAAACGCCAATGGGCAGACTCGCTCAGGATTATATTCTTTGTTCATACCTATGGAATGGAATTACGAAGGATACATTGATTCTTATGGATTTCCTGTATTCAACACGCCAAAAAAGCCAAC